GCTGCGTTGGTCGGGATCACCTTACAAGCTTCGTCAAATGCCGCCTGATTTGGTTGATGTGGGATCATCACCACACCCAGGTCTTTCAGATAGGTGGGTTTGGTCACAAACCTGAGCCCGTCAATGCAATTCAGAAAGCCAAAGAATGGGTTGTTGGGATCAATGAAGTCGTGGTTGCCTTTCAGGACATAAACTGGGGGCGCCAACTGGGTCAGCTCGTTGACAATGCGGTTGACCAAGGATGCTGAATGATTGTCCTTTTTGTCAGTGATGTCCCCCAAAATGAATGTAGCCGTTACCCCATGCTTCCGCTGTTGCTTGGCCAAGAAGCCAAATATACCAAATCTATGAGCATCTCTTGGCCTGTCGGTGAGGTGCAAATCCGACGACACAAGCCACCTCATGGGGTGGCTATCCGGGTCCAGTTGGCTTGGTAAGAGGTTGTGTAGCTGTGCCACGTGGTAGTTTCCCCTTCTGGATCCTCGGGTTTCCAAAGTGGTCGGCTTTCACTGCCTGCACGTATGCGAGGTGTGTACCAGCAGCCGGACGGGTGAGATGCGTTGAGTCGGTGGAGTTTGTACCCAGTGTATTGGGGGGCGGCTCGTAATCTTACGTATTGACTGACAGCAATCACAGCCTGGAAGGGTCTGTTCATGTGCAGCCCGACGCGCATGCAGAATTTTATGAATATGGGCTCTTTTTGGTGAGGCGGCACATACCCAATGGTGAACTCCCCCAGATCGGTCTTCTCAAAGTCCTCCCAGGTCAGGTTTGATATCAGCTGTTCAAGCTCGTCAATAGTCATCTTCCCACCTAACTTTTGACCATGGGAATAGCTTTGATGGCCGCTTCTTGCTTTCCCTCATCCAGTTTACACCACCGTCCTCGGATTTCCAAATATCACCAATAGCTACTTTTGCTTCTTCAATTGCTATCTTGTGTGCAATCTCTGCCTGCTTATGCGCAATCTCTGCCTGAGCCTGCATCATCTTTATTCGTGCGCCACTCGACAAACCAGAACCTAAACCCCCGAGTATACCTCCGCTTCCGAGATTCTGGGTTTGGGCAGCCTTCATCAACTCGTTCTGGATTTTGGCTTGGTCTGCCATGAATGGGCGCCATTTTGGCCAGTACGCCTGCTGCTGCGCGTCCATGTAGAGACACTCCGCCAGCCGATCGGGGTCGATTTTGTGAAGCTTCTTGTCATCATAGAACTCAGCTGAGCGCATACGCACAAACTGGCCGTCGGCAATGATAGCCTGGACCGGGCGGTTCATGTGAATGCCTATCCGCATGCAGAATAATTTGTTGCCGACCTGGATCTGGCCCAGTGGATCAGCTTCAAAGTGCTCCCACCTGAGGTCCTTTATGAGCGCTTCCAGCTCCTCAACTGGCAGGGTCATGTTTTGATCCCCCTAATGCGGGCATAGTGTGCCCTGATGTTCTCAGCAAATGCACTTGAAAACGCTTTCAGTGCAAGCACGGGGCGCCATCGCTTGCCCGTGAAGCTGCCTACTTCGGCCACCAATTGCTCGTACGGGCAGTTGTCAGGGTTATTGGCGTCCAGCACCTTCAACTCATAGTCAACATACTCAGGCGCTGCTCGCATTCTGACAAAGTGCCCATCGGCAATAATGGCCTGGGTGGGGCGCTGCAAGTGCAGGCCAATCCGCATCTTGAACTTGGTGCGCTTGAAGCTCCCGGCATGAATGTCAATCTGGCCTTTTGGGGCCTGCTCAAAGTCAGGGAACGAACGCTCCCCAAGTGCCTTTTCAAGTGCCGCTACTTCCTCGCTCATTTTCTATCTCCCAACATCATTAGGGCACCTTAGTGGCAGTCTTCAGAAACTCATCCAGCAACACAATACGCAGGTTCAGCTTTGGGGCGGTGATGATGGGGCGCACCCTCAGCAGCTTTGCCCCGTCCCTTGACAGGCATACGGTGGCAGGCTGCTGGTTCTGCTTCGCTACCATCAACGGCAACTTACCATAACGTTGTGCCTGCCGGCAGGCCTCCCTCCAAAATTTAACGAGGTTGCCCTTGCTGCTGAGCAACCCATAATATTGGAGATCACGGTACGTTTTGCATTCCATCAGAAACCTATTGGCAAATGCTTGCCCAATGGGATGGATGCACGTGATGTCGCCAGCCTGCTCTGCCAAGCGCTTACCCTTGGCATATGCTACGGTTGAGCGCCCCCCGCTCATTGCCGATCGCCAGAATACGTCCTCATGCTTGTTGTGGCTGACCCATAAGGACAGGGCTTTACACACCGATCTTTCAAAGGAGGCTCCCTTAGCCTTGCCCCCGCCCTTGCGCACTACGCTTCCTCACGTTTGATTTCAGCTTCTACGAATTCACAGAATTTGTCATCTAACGTAAAGCGCCCCATCCAATACCAATCAATGGCGGACTCAATGACTCGTCTCTCTGCCCCTGGTTTGTACCTGATGTGGTGCCGTAAGCGGAAGGTCAGTGTTATAGCATCCTCAATTAACTTAGACATCTTTTTTCTGGGCGGTCTCCATCCGTAACGCTTGCGTCGGAACATGGCTCACCCGTATTTGCTCCGCTTGGGCAAGAAGGTGGTCTCTATCTCGGCCCAAACCCGCTTGACCACACCCGCCACTTGTTGTTGCTCTCTATTATATTCGTCGAGTGTAAGGCCAGATGCATCACGGAGGTATTCTTTGACCTCACTAGCTTTGATGTTTGCCTCACCAAGTCGGCCCACCGATTGAAGCCACTTAATTGAGACACCCAGGTCTTCGACTCCGTAACCGAACACGAAACTGAAATCGCATTCTCGAAATGGAAGTCCAACCTTATTTTTCTTGATCTTGGCTCTGATCTCCACAGCATAAGGGCGCTCCACCTTGTTGATGGTCCGCTTGAGGGTTTTGATGTGTGCCAGCCACACCACCTGGGAGCTGTAGAAGTCAAGGGCGCGGCCACCTGAGCGTTTTTGCTTGTCGCCGTACAAGGCGCCAATATTGTCCCTGACCTGACTGATGACTAAGAGCAGCACCTGTGCCTGCTCCTGCTTACGGGCTGTTTTCCTGAAGAACTCACTCAGCTGTTTGGCCTTGGCCATGCCATAGCTGGCCTCACCCACTTCGCGCTCCATTTCAGCTTCGTCACTGAGTGCATCAAGGCTGTCCAGTACGTAGATCCCCGGCTTTTTGGCTGCGATCCTTTGCACAAGAAACCGGTCAAAGTCACGGACAAAGTCCTCAACCGTGATGATGGGGCTGGAACCATCCCCAAAATCAACCAAGGCAATTGGCAACCCCATGGCTGCGGCATAATCGCGGTCAAAGGCTGCCTCAGACTCACAGTAGCGGACGCCGCCCTTGGTGTGGGCATGCATGAAATTGATCATAGCCTCGGTAGCGAGCGCGGTCTTGGCGGTGCTCTTGTCTCCTACAATGTTGGTGATGCGCCCCAGGGGGTAGCCACCCCCCAGGGTACAGTCCAGCAGCGTGCAGCCGCTGGGCACAAAGCTGATGCTGCGCTTGTCGCCGACGAAATAACTTGACTTCGGTACAGCCAGCTTTGCTCGTGCGCGCTTAGCCATTGGCGTCAGGCGCCCACGTCAACGTATTCCCGCTTTGGCGTATAGGGAAAGGTGACTGGTACCCTGCTCTCAAAACTTGTGAAACAGGCACCGCTGGGTTTACGGAAGATTTTTCCATCAATGTCGTAAGCCTGACCATTTTCCTTGAAAACGTGAGAGCAGCGTTTATTCTGATAGATTCCTGCACTAGCCTCCATCCACTCGTCATCTTCACCAGTGAGAGGGGTGAGCGGCTCGAATCGGGCCACCCGCTCAAAGATGCTGACAGCCATGCTGGCACTGAAGCCGCTGTGCCCTTCATCGGCAAACACCTGGATCAGTTTCATCACAGCATCGCCCATCATGCCCTCATAGTCGCTGTCCTTTGAGAACATGCCAGCCCGCTCAAGCTCTGATCGTGCAAAATCCTCAAGATTGCTCATGTTTACTCCTCAGGTGAATTTGGGTGCGGCTGCGTAGGTAGCCTTGAAGCTCTCACGACACACCTTGAGGAATTTCTCCTCATCCATGAGAGTGTCAACAGCTAGAGCTGCCGCTACATGGACAAAGGAAATCATTGCGAGCCGTGCAAACTTGACGTGGTTCATTTTGTCTTCAGTGGGGCCGGCTTCAACGGCTTGAAGCTTGACGTAGACATCCCATATGTCCTTGGTCACGCGCTTGTAGATTTCTTGTGCTTTCTCTACCTTTGGATCAGGAGCGTCGTCCATGTGGTGTCCAATTAGTTAGGAAATCCTGATAGTCAGCATAGCCGGCCCGACGCATTGTCTCACGCTGACGGTTCCAACGCGCGTAGGGGATTTCGTCATTCATGATCTGAGTGAGGGGACGCTGATCCAGCCTCATGGGATCGATGCCCCCTCGCTTCAGGAGCTCAGCCCTGCGGTCAATCGTCGTCCTCAGCGTCCTCGTCAGCCTTACCCTTGCCTGAACGCCGCTGCTGAAGCCGCTCCCTGATGCCACCCTTTTTGGGCGGTGGGTCTTCGGTCTCCTCATCGTCATCATCAGGCTCCGGCTCCTTCAGCCGGCTGCGGGCGCGCTTTGGCTTCTCGTCAGGCTCATCGTCATCATCATTTTCAGGTACCGGGCGCCGGTGGCCACTTGAGCGTGGCTTTTCATCATCCTCGTCTTCAGGGTCAGCGCGGCGCCGTGCGCGGGGCTTTTCATCCTCGTCGTCATCACGTGACGGCCGCTTGCTCTTGCGTGGCTTTTCATCTTCATCATCATCATCGTCACGGACAGCGACCTGCCCGCCGAACACACCTTCAATGTGCTCGTAGTCATAGAACTGCAAGGTGGTGGGGACTGGGTTCTCAGTGGCGTAGTCAAGCCAGTCCTTTTGCTGGTCCTCATCCTCATGAATGGGGCCCGGCTTCAAGATGCGCATTTTGGCTGATGGGTACTTGGTGTTGAGCCCGGTACCCTCCTTGTAGAACCTCAGGTCGCAGCCCCGCTCAGGGTCATCGATGTAAATGACCTCCTTGGTGTCCTCGTCAAAGCACAGCGAGGCAATGTCCTTGTCCACCGTCTGCGGGGCGTCCCACAGTTGCGGGCCTTCATCCTCAGCTATGCGATCAATCACCCACATCAGGATGCGCTGGCGTGGGTTCAGAGCCTTGGCGACCTTTTTGTCGCCCTCACGCTCAGCCTCACGCCGCGCTTCCAGCAGCGGGTCCTTCTCATTGTTCATCTTGCTGAGGCTGAGATAGCTCTGATTGTCGACGCCAATCCCGTAGTTCAACCAGACGTCATAGCCGTAGTGACGTGCCTTTTCCCAGGTGGGGGGCATGATGCGGATCAGGTTCTTGCCGTCCCGGACCTTGTAGCGCTTGAACTTGCTCAGAATGAAACTGTCAAAATTGCCGCCCCGTGCATTGGCACGCTCTTTGACGTCCTCGGTGGATCGCTCTTGATAACGGAAACTACGCTTAGCTTTTGCCATCTCCAACTCCCTTTACCTTCCTGATCAAGCGATCCACGAACGCCTCTTTCTCACGAAAATAGGCGCGGAAACCCGACCTCATGGTGAGGCATACGATTGCTGCTATGAGTGCTGCACAAACGAGCAGATCAAAGGTAGTCATTGTGTCTCACGTGCCTGACGCGCTTCGGCCAGACGCTCACGCTGCCGGCTGTATATAGCACGATTCGTGGTGGGGGTAGCCTTGACTGACGTGCCCTCAAAATAGTTGGACACCGCCAAACCAGCTAACTCACGAAGCATGTACGACCGCTGATGAAATGATTCCTTCAGTGCCCCCAGCTTGTCGGCACGCATTTTGGCGGTCAGGTATTTGGCGAAGGCACCCTGATGCTTGCTGTGGGCCTGAATGCGGTTCTTGATGGCGGTGTCGGTCACTCGTTTGTCACCGGCAGTTTTACGGATCATACCATCAAGCCGCGCATCAACGTTGGCCAGCTCTTCCTTGGCTGCGTCCTTTTCAGCAATGGCCTCGGCAAAGGCATCACCCACCTTCTCAAACAGGCTGGGCTGCTGCACAAGTTCCTGGTCCAGCGCATTCTTGTCAATGAGCAGGTAGCCCCTGAATTCCTCAAGATCAATGGTCACTGATCTAGCCCTAAAGCAAGTCCAAGGGACAGGAGAAGGGGTGCCAACCGGTCAGATTGCTGATAGGGGGTTAAAAAGCACTCCAACATACCCAGGAGACGCCTAGCATTTTTTTCATCCTTTGTGCCCATCAGGGCGGCGGCAATGTAGTTACACACTGCTATACGCATGCCTTCTGCTTCCGCGCCCTCGAGCAGTTTCACAATTTTCATCGCCTCAGCCCAGGATCGTCCTTGACCCTTCAGCAAGAACCGGCAAAGATCAACTACCTCCTTGGTCTGCCCA